GACTTGTGACTCCAAAATGAGCCTTAACTTTTTCAGTGTATCGCGTTCCTCCTCGCGCATCTCTTTCAAGAAAGCGCTGAATTTGGAATGCTTGTCGCCAGTCGTTGATACTGGCTGATGTTGCTTGTGCAAGATCGGCATATAACATGTCCTCGTCTGGAATACTATTTAACGTATTACCTAACTTAATAGAATCACTGACTTGTGCATCAGTCATATATTTTTTATTTATACCTGCATATATACCTAATGTATCGTTTGGTGATGTTGTTGTACTAACTGACAAAAATGCTTTATCACCTAATGGTACCTTTACCTCATCACCTTTTTGTGCAAATGGTAAACATGATGTAAAGTAATCGTGACGTTTTCCTCGTGTTGCTAAAAGAAAATGATCACGTTCAGCAATGCCATTTGAATCGTCAGTAATAACAGTATTTGAATCTTGTAAATTTTGATCTCTGAACCATTCATTATAAATTAAGAAATATGCTCTAAATGGTAATACATTGACATTATTAGTATTTTTACCTATTGGAATACCGAAATAATCCATTAAACGTCCAGATGTATTCGATACCGCAGGAATATCCCTTGATGGAATTACATAATCCGTTGAATCGCCCGGATTTTTTTGTTCACCAAAAAATTTGGCATAGTTATCCCATACTAATCGCATTGGTACGAAGAAATAGAATGTATCTAAATACATATTATCCATGATGGGATTAATTGGTGTAGCTAAACGTGCAAATAAATTTGCATTTAATTTATGGGTGTCCCCTGGTAATACTTCATCTACCAGAATTGGGACTAACTTATCGCAATCGAAAGTTGTTTTTAAACCGTGTGAACGGTTAAATGTAGAGCGGTTAATATCCGCTCTTGGTACTTGGGACTGTAATTGTCCTGCTGTCATGACTGATTTCATTTTATAACTCTACGTTTTGTTGATTGACTGCTTCGTTCGCTGTATACAACTGTTTTGGTACTTTTGTTACGATTTCTGCTGAATCGTCGTCGTATGTACCTATATGAAATAATGAATAATCCATAGGATACTTTTTAAATTCGCTTTCTGGATGTTCACATGCTTCGTAGAATGAACGTTTTGCTAATCCATCTGTGTTGAAGAATAATGGTTTTCCGTAAGCTTCTGCTTTTGCGTCATATACTGCATAAATATTAATTTTCATTTTCGTAGTCCTCGAAATTTCTGGTTAGATTTTTAGTTTGTATTTGTTTGAGTCTTTCTTTAATTAGACTCCTTTCATCGGTATTATCCGATTTGTTTTGAGCTTTTTTAATACGTCGTTGACTTTTCAATAATTCGTATTTTATAGGGTCTTCCTTTTCTAATAGCTTCAAGAAGTATCTTGGTGGCTGTGTTTCAAAGGCTTTGCCTTGTCGCTCTAGTAATACACTATCGTTCTTTGCTATGTCTGTCAAATACTTATTTGCCCATTCTTTGGCAATTGCTGGATTTCTAGACATTGTTATGTATTCCGGCTTGACTGGTGTTGTTAATACTTCACCTGTTTGTATATCTATGCCGGTGGGTTTTTGATAATGTTCTTCGCTTTGCTCTCCTGTTACCTTTTTCATTATATATCGTGCCACATAGGCACATGATTCAAATGTTACTTGACCTATGGAGCAATAGCCTTTGTCCCATATTTTGTCTAGTGTATTTGATTTGTAAATCAGTTCTCCTGATTTTGTTCGTTTGAATTCTTCCATATCTTCAAACGTTACGCCAAAAAGTATGGCGTGATAATGGGGTCTTCCTAACCCCTTAATAAAGTTATTGCATCCGGTATATTTTTTTCCGGATTTGCTTTCTGAATGCATTATGTAACTTGTGTTACATGTTTTGCATGTTTCGCCGTATTCACCGCAGTGAAAATATTTTAATTTTGGATTTCGGCGTGTTCCGTCTGCCTTTAGAATACTAAAGTGATAACGGAGTGCTTTCATAAAGTTTTGAAAGTCTTCAACGTGTAAACTACCGTCTTCGGGTAGGTTTTCGTTGTTGTATGTTAATGTAATAAATGTTCTTTGCTCCTCCGGCCAATTAGTGGCCTCTTTGATTAATCGTGTAGCCCACTCTCTGGAGCGTGCTAGTCTACATGACCAGCATTGTCCACAAGGGACTTCCATTTTGATACGTGTGGGGGATTTATTTTTATTGAATACTATTCCTCCCCCTGCACCTACCCATCCTTTTAGAGAGCTTGAGCAGGGCATTACATTCTAATGCCGCCACGCATTTGGGTAGCTTTGTTTTGCAGATTGAAACGGTGGGTACCATCTGCTGTTTTTGTAAATATCTTTTTTGATTTTTTAAGATTCATCTTTTTACGATTTTTCATTGTTCTTACCTTGTTGTTTAAGTTTAATAATTTCTAACTCTTGACGATTTTTACGTTTTTGGGTTTCCTTTCTAAAATAGAAAGTTACTCCCAATGTTATGATGTCTAACAATTTAGTTATCCACATTTTTAGCTCCTTTGTCGCTTGTTTTTAGTCTGACGAAGTGAAATTCGTCAGTGGGCACAGTTACATCAAGTGAGGTAATGTGCCCACCTCCGATGGAGGACTACTCCTTTTCGCCTACCGGCGGTGATTCAACGTCTGTCGAAGATGAAACATCTTCACCAGAAGTCGAATTATTTCCGATGATTCCATCTTTCATGTCATCTCGGTTTTCTTGTGTTGCTACAAATTCTAAGAACATTGCAGGATCATGATTAAACCTTGCGCGTTCTTGTGATGGCAGTTCTTCAAACATACTCGTTACTGTAGCAACTTTGTTTTGCGCGTCTTGAAAATCAATCGCGCTTACATCTAAGTATTGTTCTTGATACTTATTTAAATGATTTACTACGCCTGTACGGCGATATTTTTCTAAAATGTAATTAATATCACATTGTTGTTTTTGTTCCTGATGAGTACATCCCTCATCATCTTTGTAACATGTTTGTATGCGAACTCGTTCGCTATATGCTGAATTGAACATTTTTGTGTCCTGTTTTAATAAATGTTTGCGGATTCCGAAGAAATTCCATCTTTTTAGTTACTGGGTGTACAATGTAGGACTTACCGTCCATTGTTGTTTTAAGCATTTGCCTACGCAAATTTTCTAATACTGACTGTTTAGGTATCATTAATGTTTACCTTTTTTGTTTTTATCTAGTCTAGCTCCGTTTTTAATACGTCTTTCTTGCTCTAATCGTTTTAATTGAGCGCGTGTTTTTGCTAATTCTCTAGAATTATAATCACTCCATGATTCTGAAGCTTGTTTTCCTGAAAATGTTAAAACATCTTTCACTTTACCCATTACATCAGGCATATCTGTTTTTATAAAATCAATGACATCAGCTCCAGTTTCGCCGATTCCTGCTTTTATTCCTAATGCCTTTGTTTCTGTATTAGTTTTTTTTGTTTGCGCTCTAATATTTTGTATTGTTGCAGCATTTAATGCTGCATTTTGTACAGCTTGAGACATAGCGGCTTTTTCATTTTGCATTGTTGCTTGAGCGCCTGCCGGTGAAGAAGCAGGTGAACCTAATGCTAATATGCGGTTAAGTCCTGCTTTTTCTAAATCTTTTGTACTACGTTGATGCGCTGTACTTGACATACGTTCTTGAAATGCCATTTGTTCTCGTGCAATTTTAAGATTAGCGCGGTTGGCAGAAGCCTGACCGCGTTGTCCTATTAAGCCACCTAGCAGGCTACCGCCTGCTCCGATTAGTGCTGCTCCTATAGACATAATTGTCTCCTTAGAAGTGGTCTATCATACCCGGTGGTGAAAATACCGGCATTGGTCTAATACTCGTATAATTAAAGTATGCATCCATAATAAAGTGTGGTTCGCTTGGTACCGCGATACAACGGTCTAATGGTGTATTACTTTTTATAAAAGTATCGCCTAATGTTGGCGTATTAGCAAAATCTTCTGATACGTGCCATGCGTCTAATGATGCGCTGGCATCTGAACGGAATAATCCTGTTAATTGTGAACGTTTATATTTGTACTCTGCATAACGTTCTTGATAGCCGAAGACTTCTTCGTCTGTTGATGTACCTGAAACAAAAATTTCTTTGTTCAGTACTGCTTGTTCGCCTAAATGTGCAAATGTTGGAAAGAAGAAATCATACTGTGTTTCTCTTGACCACATTTTATCTAGGCCTTGCTGATATGTTAAATCAGCTCTTACATTGGCTAATCCAATGATATACCCATGCTCCGTGAAACTCTTTGTAAATCCTGAATTATTCTCTGAAGCTGTTCCAAATGCTGACAAATTACCTTGCGGAGATGTTGAGTCCGTGCTTGACTGTTGAGCAACTGGATGGATGTTGACTGGTGTGCTTCCGCCACCGAGATATTCTGGACGTTGTAATCGAGAATCTGGACTTGTGACTCCAAAATGAGCCTTAACTTTTTCAGTGTATCGCGTTCCTCCTCGCGCATCTCTTTCAAGAAAGCGCTGAATTTGGAATGCTTGTCGCCAGTCGTTGATACTGGCTGATGTTGCTTGTGCAAG